CTTCTCCATGGAGTCCATCGAGCAGACCTTCAACGGCAGCGCCAACTTCGGCTCCAAGCTCACCTGCCCCATCTCCCGCAACGGCGATCTCATCCACCGCATCTACCTGCAGGCCTCCGTCAACGGCGACACTCAGCTGAAGTCGTGGGCGGGTCACAAGCTGATCAAGTCCGTGGAGATCGAGATCGGTGGCCAGAAGATCGACCGTCACTACGGCGAGTGGCTCCACATCTGGAACGAGCTCACCCAGACCTCCTCCAAGTGGGACGGCTACAAGATGATGGTGAACGGCTACGGCAAAAGCGGCACCGACGACAAGTTCATGTACGTGCCCCTGCAGTTCTGGTTCTGCCGCAACCCTGGCCTCGCCCTCCCCCTGATCGCCCTCCAGTACCACGAGGTGAAGATCATCCTCGACCTGGCCCCCGCCGCCGAGGTGGCGACCGCCACCTCCACTCTGAACACCTGCTCCCTCTTCGTGGACTACATCTACCTCGACACCGACGAGCGCCGTCGCTTCGCTCAGGTGTCCCACGAGTACCTCATCGAGCAGCTCCAGTTCACTGGTGACGAGTCCGTGTCCTCCAAGGTGAAGCTCAACTTCAACCACCCCGTCAAGGAGCTCGTGTGGGTGGAGAAGACCGACGCCTCCGCGGTGGGCGAATTCACCACCTCCTACGACACCGCCAAGCTGCAGCTCAACGGCCACGAGCGCTTCTCCGCTCGCCCCTACTCCTACTTCCAGCTCGTGCAGCCCTTCCAGCACCACGAGCGCGTGCCCGTGAAGATGCTTCCCGCCGAGAAGACCGAAGTTGCCGCGCCTACCTGGGATTCCACTGGCGTCGACTTCAGCGACCCTAAAGCCATGGGTCAGTTCCTAGGGGGGTTCACAGTCGACCTCGATGGCCTGTCTCTGGTCGCAACCGACGAATTCGACACTTTCAACGGCTTGCACGGCGAAACTAATGTAGCCGATGGTACCACATGGTCTTCTACGTACTATGATCTGTTCGCCACCGCCGCCAACGTCGCCGATGGTGAAGACGCTTTCGTAGCTCTCTTCAACGCGCTTCCCGCTACCTGGAAGAAAGCGGTGAAGGTGTCCAAAACCACCCCCGCCACCTCTAAGGGCGGTGACATCAACGTGTACTCCTTCGCCCTCAAGCCCGAGGAGCACCAGCCCTCTGGTACCTGCAACATGTCCCGCATCGACAACGCCACCCTCAACCTGGCCAACGCCACCTCCACCAACACCCTCAAGGTGTTCGCCGTCAACTACAACGTGCTGCGCATCATGTCTGGCATGGGCGGCCTCGCCTACTCCAACTAAATGGTTTCGTTATGAAACCGAAACACAAGTTGAAAAAAAAAAAAATCAAATAACTTGTGAGAGCGAAATGAACGTTCATTGAATAATAACAACAATACTAATCGAAACACACACACACACACACACCCGCGCGGGTGCGTGTTTTATATTTTTTTTTAGAGAACGCGTGTAGTTCATATACGCAGTTGGTTCACCTTATCGAAATGATCGAAAGCGCGCGTATCCGCCTTTTGCAAACGGCGCAAACGGTCTCTCTCGACCTTCTCCAGCGATCGAAGATACTCCTTCGTACGCACCGTCTCCTCTTCGGTAACGGGGTCGTTGTGATGCCGATCCCTGTATCGCTCGTAATCCTCGATCGAACGAAAATCGGCTCTGGCGTTCGCCGTCGCCTCGTCGATCAGCTTACCCGTGGTGTGCGCGCGCCGATAGTCGGTGTACAAAAGGCGGCCCTCCTCTCCCGAGAAGTCGCTCTGACGAACACCGAGTTCCGAGCATCCCAAGCCCCCTCGACCGAGCACCAGCGGCGTCGGTTCGTTGTACTTCGCGATCGCGTAGTTGTCGTTCGTCACACGCACTTCGGTCTCCTGGATGAAATCGTTGTAGCCAACGTCGTTCGGATCGGGTAAATGGTGCGCTTCGTAGAACGCGTTGAATCGCTGGGAAAAGTCCCCCTCCGTACCGTCGCGCAGTCTCGGGTTCGTCTCGGGAGGCGCCTTCGCGTGAGTGGCGCTCCGAGCGGCGTGGCGCATGGTGTTGAAATCGGCCTCGCGGCTGTGTTGAAGGCGCCTGTGGAGGCATTTGTACATGTCCACCAGCGCCTCGAACGCGAGCTTCGTACCGCCGCGATCTGGATGATAAATGAGCGCCAGCTCCTTGAAGCGCGCTCTGATATGCTGCGCCTCGTAGTTGTCTCCCACTTCAAACAGTTTCTTGGCGCGCCTGTAGTACTGCTGTTCGTCCGCCATTAAAATGCTGATTAATGAATAAGCTTCTAAGATATTTAGTTAAATAAAAAAAAATTTTATTTAAAAAAAACAACATCGATATTTTTAAATGCGACCATGTGCACTTATATAAAACCGCCCTATCGTATACCGAGGCAGTTGGACTACGCCACCCGACACGGACTGGTTCCGAATCGCTCGTACTATCGAGTCAACTGGAAGAAGGACATCTTATGCATCAATTGCGGTTTCGGAGGACACACCTCTAAAAACTGCAACTTCCCGACCACCAGCTTCGGGATCGTGTCGTACAAGGAGCATCTCGGAAAGATGCACTACGTCATGGTGCAGCGCAAGGACACCCTGTGCTACACCGAGTTCCTTCGGGGGAAGTACGATTTGGGGAATTTGAAATACATGTCGAAACTGTTTTCGTATATGACCGAAGACGAGAAGCGCCATTTGATCACGCACGACTTCGACGCCTTGTGGAAAATGCTGTGGATCAACAACAACCACGTACGCAAAGAGTACGTGGGGAGCAAAGAGAAATTCTGCAAACTCGCAAAAGGCTACAATCTGAAAACGTGCAATTCGGAATTGATCTTCGTCGATCTGAAGTATCTCGTCGAAACCACACCGACCCTTGCGGAGCAGGAGTGGGAGTTTCCCAAAGGGCGTCGTAAAATCAACGAGACGGATGTCATGTGCGCGCTGCGCGAATTCGAGGAGGAAACCAGCATCAGCCGCGACTTCATACAGCTCACCGAAGGCACCAAGCAGTACGAGGAGGTCTTCATCGGGAAAAACAAAGTGCGGTACCGCAACATCTTCTTCCTGGCGAAATACTCGCTCGACAATCTGAGTGACGAGTTTTTCGACGAGAACAACCACGCGCAAATAAACGAGATCAAAGACGTGCGGTGGATGACCTACGAAGAGGTGTGTTTCAAGATCCGCGACAAAGTTGAAAAGCTGGATCTGTTTCGCCGAATACACTCGCAGCTCGTGAAAACGAAAGACACCGTCCCCGCTAATTTTTTTTTGAAATATTAATTAATTGTAGAGCGCGGCAGCTCTACCTCCCCATCTATGTCGGAAGCGTCCTATTTCGCTAGAGACTACGACCCGTCCCTGTACCGCACGATATACGCGAAAGGGGACGGCGACTGCGCTTACCACGCGGTCCTGGAAGGCTTGCGTCGTCTCGAGTACGCGGACGCTCCTCCGAACGTCCGCGCGCTACGCGACGCGCTTCTTCCGCACGCCACCGACGCGGTGGTCGCCTCGCGAATCCGAACACAGGGAGCATGGGCCGAGAACGAGGAGCTCGCGCTGATGGCCAAGGTTCTGGGGGTGTGCATCGCGGTGTGGATGAAAACCGAGGACAAGGCTCAGCGAAGGTGGATCTATTTTCACCACCGCGACGATGCGCTTCAACTGTACGGCACGACGGACTGCGACGTAGTGGTGTTTTTGAAGAACGAGTTCGCGGTGGATAACGTCGGGGGTCCCGAGCAGGGGGTGCATTACGACACACTCGTTCCGATCTCCGAAAAAAACGTCATCGTGAAAAGGGACCCGTCGTGGAAAGAGGAGGCAGACGAGAGCGACGAGGAGGAGGCAGACGAGAGCGACGACGACGAGGAGGAGGAGTCGATCGATATAGAGGAGGCCCTGCGAGAGGAGACCGACGACGACGACGACGACGACGACCAAGACGTCGTACGACTCGAGGACGTGCTGGCCCGAACGGACGACGAAGAGGCCGTGGACGAAGGCGAGGACTTCGACGACCTGAACGCGATGAAGCCCCGCGACCAGTTCGAAAAGATCCGCAAACTCATCTCGGAGTTCGAACACGCCGACACGTTTCAATCGAAGGACGCGTACCAACGCCAGCTCCTGCGAATGCGAAATCCCATCCACGAAGATCGATTGTACGATCATCCAGCGTATTTGACGAAAGTGAGCGCCCCCCTCTCGGAGTCAAACGACTTCGAACTCACCGCCAACCAGCGCTTTCTGAAAAAGTACATGTCTCCCGAGACCGCCAATCGCGCCATTCTTCTCTTTCACGGCGTCGGGGTGGGAAAAACGTGCTCGGCCATACAAATCGCCGAGAACTATCGAAACTACTACGAAAAGCGCTGCCTCGTCATTCTTCCTGGAGGACTGGAGGACAACTTCCGCCGCGAACTGTTCGATCCCGCGCGCGTGGACTACGAAAAACGAATCTACAGAGGATGCTCGGGACAGCGCTATCTCAACATCATCTCCGAATGGCACCGCTACTCTCCGACGCAACTGCAGAAGCGGGTTCGCGCCCTCATTTCGAAAGAGTACGAGTTCGGGGGGTTCATGCAGATCGTGAACACGATCGAGAAACTCATACGCGGCGCCACGCGGCGCTGCCCGAAGGGCGGCTCCGTAGAGAACGAGGTGCGTCGCTCGATCCGCGAGTACTTCTCGAACCGACTCGTCGTAATCGACGAGGTGCACAACATACGGCTCAGCGGGTCGGACGAAGGAGCGAAGCTTTTCCCGAAACGGCTTCGACTCATCCTGCAGGACGCCGTCGGGGTCCGCCTGGTGCTTCTGTCCGCCACCCCCATGTTCAACAGCGCGAAGGAGCTGCAATGGATCATGGAGGTCGTGCGCGCGATCGAACACGCGCCGCACAAGACGAAGGTCGCGTTCGACGACAACGGCTGGCCCACCGAGGAGACCGCGAAAAGCGTGAGCCACTTCGCGCGCAACTACGTGTCCTATTTGAAGGGCGAGGATCCAGACAGTTTCCCGACGCGATTGTACCCACTAGAGTCCGCGCCTCTCATGGACTTGAAGCGAACGCGGGTGGTGGCGCACACCATGGGCGAGAAGCAAACGGAGGTCTACGAAAACCATCGCGAGAAAAATCGCAGGGCGCTACTCCCGATCGGCAACGTGGTGTTCGAAACCCAGGAAGGGCTGGCGTTCGGACGCCGAGGATTCTTCGAGGTCTTCGAGGAGACGAACAGCGGGGGGCAGCGGGCGTTCGCGTATCGCGACGGCGCCACGCCGCTCGACGAGGCGCATTTGCCCTCCCTGTCGGCGAAACTGGCCGACGTGGTTCAAGCAGCGCTCGTGTGCAACGGACCGATGATCGTCTACTCGTTCTATCTGTACGCGGGAGTAGCCCCGCTCGCCATCGCGCTCGAACACGCGGGCTTTCGACGAAGAGGACGACCGCTGCTCGTAGACGGAGGGGGCGCGGTCGCCCCCTCCGCGAAGGAATCGCGAGGCGAGTACGTGGTGCTTACCGCGGACGACGTCCTCTCTCCCAACAACACGGACGATCTGCGCGCCTTCAACGCCGAAGGATCGAACGTCAAGATCGCCCTTATATCGCAGGTCGGCTCCGAGGGGCTCAGTTTCAGAGGAGTGCGAGAAATGCACGTACTGGAGCCGTGGTTCAATATGAACCGCATCGAGCAAGTGATAGGACGCGCCGTCCGATTCAAAAGCCACGCGCATCTGGCGCCCGAGGAGCGCAACGTCACCGTCTACCTGCACGCGTCGGTGTCGAACGCGAGCGACACGAGCGCCGACGTCGACTACTACGAGATGTCGGAGCGCAAAACACAGCAGATCGAACAACTGGAAAGGCTCATGGCGCGCAACGCGATCGACTGCCCGCTCAACACGGGTATGAACAACCAGGAGCTGGAGCCCACGCGCACGCAGCTCGACTCGCGCGGGAAGGTACGCAAAGGACAGGACGCCTTGGGTCACCGCAAACCACGCCACGGTTGCTCCAAACGACAACCTCCAGGAGAGACGCGTCGAGTGAGCGCCCGCTCCAAAATAATGCTCGTGGACGTCGTTCTGATCGCCAAGCGCATCGCACGAATGATCGAAGAGCAGGAACGAGTCGCCGTGCGAGTATCGGACATGCGCGCCTCGAAACAATTCCGAAACGACAGCGGACTGCTTCAACCAGCGCTCAAATGGCTGGTGTTCTCCGAACACCGTATACGTCTGCGGAGTCAACAGTACGGGCGACTTATAGGTACGGACGATCCTGGCACGTACCTGGTCCAACCCACCCACATACACGACCCGAAGCTTACCGTATGGGAGCGCTCCGCTCCGCCGAGGGCGCATATCGACGCGATCGACATGGAGGATCGGAGCGATCCCGTCGCGCCACCATCCGCGTCCTCGGCCCCCTCCTCCGCCGAGGTGATCGCGAACGTGCACGAGCTCGTGCACGTTCGCCGACGGGCGATCGAGGACGACCTCGGCAAGGTGCTGCCGAGCATCAACATGGACGCGCGCGCGCTGACCGACATGGTGATCGATCGATTCAACTCGGAGGAGCTGCGAAGCGCGGTGCGATCCGACAAACACGAGGCGCCCATCGCCGCGAGCGTCGCCGAGTTGGTGGGAGAAACGCCGCAGTACTACTTCGATCATCATCTAGGAGGGTTCCGAGATCGCGTCACGGGAGAGCCCTGTCCAATCATCAAGAACGCCGCGTTAATGAAAGCCCGCGCCGCCGTCGCGGAGGAGAAGGAGCCGCGAGGCATGCTGGACGCCAAAAACGGCGAGTTCAAGATCGTGCGACTGGACGCCGCGCGGAGGAACAAACGGGTCGGCACGGTGTGCTCGAAAACATCCAGTATCAAAAACTCCGACCTCCTGAACACGATCCGAGAGCTGCTGCCCGCGTCCAACGCACTGCCCACCCAAGCGAGCGGTATGTCGAAACGCGCTCTGTGCATGGCCTACGAGTACATGCTGCGCACGCGGCGCGAGTTCGCGCGTCCCTAAAAAAAAAATTTGACGTTCAACTTCTCTCTCTCTCTATTGTAAACGGAACGGGACCAACGGGACCAACGGGACGCTCGTGGTTATGGACTTGTTCTCACAAACCACCTTAGAAGATACCGTGAAAATACATCCTCGCGATCTGAGCAAACAGTTCAAGACCGTCATCCTGCAGAAACTCAAATCGAAGTACGAAGGACATTGCAGCAAATTCGGCCTCATCGTACCCGACACGATCGCGCTCGAGTCGGTGCTGCGAAACGAGATCGAACTGCACAGCTTTCACGGTTTCGCGTTGTACGACGTCCGTTTCACCGCAACCATATGCAATCCGTCCGAGGGATCCGTCGTCACCGCGCGGGTCGCGAACATGAACTCGTTCGCGGTTCTGTGCTACGCGGGTAACATCGAGCACGAAGAGGTGCGGAACGCGGTGGAGATCATCGTGCCGCGCCAGGTATCGAACATCGTGCGCTTCGCGAACGACACGACGCACCCGATGGATCAAGTGCGGATCGGCGATCGGGTGAACGTCGAAATCATCGGGAAAAAGCATCAACTCGGCGCCCAGAAGATCGCCGCGATCGGTCGATTGGTGGACCATCTCTCCCCCGCGCCCAACAAGAGCTTCGTTGCCGAAGCCGACGCCGAAGCGACTCTGCTGGAGGAAGACGACGACGATGAAGAGGAGGGGGAGGCGATCGTGTCGGAGTTCGGTGACGACAACTTCAGCGACGAAGGGTCCGAGCCGTCGTTGTTCGACGACCTGGCGGATCCAGCGGACGAGGAGGCCGATCGCGATCTGCTCAAGGCCGACGACGCGAGCGACGCGGACGAATGAGTCTTAAAAACTGCTCCCCCTCCCCCCCCACCCTACCGTCCCCACAAAGTAGTTTAAGACCACAGTGTACTGTAAGGTGTACATCCCGACGCACCATTTCCCACCCACACCATATGGACCCCTGCACTTCGAACATACGAGAGCAGACCGTCTCCGCGGTATCCACTATGGACATCTCCCAGCACATACATTTGTTTTATTTGGTTCGCGAGTTGGGCCACGAGTACACCCAGAACAAGAACGGCGTGTTCATCAATCTCTCGGAATGGTCCGACGAGAGCGTGCTTCTGCTCAATGAAAAAATTCGCGAACTAGTGGACACGGAGGCGGGGATCGTCAACGACATAGACGACGACGCGACCGAGGACTCCTCGGCGGAAACGGAGGTGGCGCTGAACGACATGAGCGAAAGCGCGCCGATCCGAACTTGCTACCCCCCCGTCGCGGTGGAGCCGCACTTGGAGCAGCAGCTCGAAACCACCTTCGCGTTCAATCGGAAGGGGGTGCAAAACAAGTACACAATGGTCAAAAAGAAGTACAACAAACCGTTCGTCACCGAGATTGTTCAAAAGAAGGAGGGCGTAAATGAGTTAAAGGAATTGGAAGAGGTACCCTATAAGATAGCCTGACGGGAAGAGAGAGCGCGCCGCCGCTCCTCGCATACTTATATTTTTTCTTACTTTTTGTCGATCGCCCGATGTACGCTCACGCCAACAACCATCCCTTGACCGACGATCGTCTGATCGAACTAGTCAGCTCGTTCACACATCACAAGCTGCTTCCGATCGAAGCGGAGCGAGCCAGCGAGCAGAGCGCGAACGTGTCCGTGTGGAGCCTCTCGACCCGAGAAGCGAGAAACGAGTTCGTCAGCATTCACGTCGCGAAGAAGCGCAAAAAACACGCTCACGAGCAGACGACGGCGCCCCGTCACGAGCAGACGACCGCGATCGCCGCCTCCACGTTCGCCGAGTGCGTGGGCATGCTCATCGAGGGCCACGTACCAATCGATATGCGGTCCTATCGACAGAAACTCAACAGTCTGGCGTCGGAAGATATGCTTCGGACGATCACCAAACACCATCGGAAACTGCGGTCGATGCTGCAGTCGGCGCTGGAGGCCAACGACGCGAGGCTGCCCGACCACGACGATCTGCTGGCGTTAACCGCGCTGTTGACCCGTCGTCGTCTCGCCGTCGTCGACAAGAACGGACGCACTCGCCAGGAGTACGCCCCCGCGTTCGACGTCGGACGAGGATGCGCTCTCCTCCGTTCCGCACCGCACGGAATCCTATGCGAGTGTTACGCCGACATGGACGCGCTGCGCGCCTCCGATGATGCGCGAAACACCATCCTTCGCGAGAATCACAAGGCGCTTCGTATGGCGGAGCTCCGTTCGTACTACGAGAGAGTCACGGGATCGCCCGCTGTCGGCGCGACCAAGCGCGCGGAGCTGGTTGCAGCGATAGACGCGATTGTGAAAAAAAATTGATGCGCGTGATGTTCAAAACACGCCGTCTTTTATATTCGTACTTAGTAATCTAAGCGACGACGCGCTCTCTTCACTCCATATACTCATGCGTTTGGACAAAGCGATCTTCTCCAGTATCGTGGAGTATGTGGGACGCTTCCAGGCGTCCGAGGACCTGGAACTCGAGGTGGGGTTTCGCAAAGGAGTTCACGACAAACCAAGCTTTATGAGCGTGTACGAGTACATGAGCTCGAACGAGCAGTTCGTCCGAGAGACGGACGAGGCGGACACCTTGGACCTGCTGTTCGACGACGGGATTCGCGCGTCTATTTTGGGAAAGGAGGCGATTCAAACCTACTGCGTCACGAACGTCGTGCCTGGATCCCTCCACGTCATTCGTAAGAGCGAGATCAGCGGCGTACCGAAGATCCGAGTGGACGACTACGGGTTCGTGGTGCGTCTGAAAGAGGAGGTCCCCGTAGAGAACGTCGCGGAAACGATGCGCGAGCGCCTTCACACCCCGCGCAACTTCCGCTACAAGCGTCGCAGCAGCTTCCTCTCCACGGACGGTCGCGTGCGCGTGGACATGACCATCGTGAAACAATCGGACGCGCCCTCCCCTACGCTGGCCGACTCGTCCACCAAATACGACGACGAGAGCTACGAAGTGGAGATCGAGCTCCTTCGACCCGAAGGAGGCGTCAGCCCCGAGGGCGCCGCCGAGGCGCTCGTGGTCACGACGGACATCGTGCTCCAGGTCACGCGCGACACTTGCGACGTGTTGGGAGAGACGGTGCGCCTGTCCGTGATCAAGCAGTACCTCGATCTGGTCCACCCCGCGCATCGCCTGACCCCCGAGCGCATTCGCGTGACCAACCCCCGCGATCTGTTCCTCACCTACCAGCCCGTCACGCTCGAGCGAGCGAATCTGCGCGCTCCCGACTTAGGAACCGTGTCCGTCACGGAGCACTACACCGTCACGGACAAAACGGACGGGGAGCGCATGCTCCTGTACATCGCCGACGAAGGGGAGGTGTACATGATCGACAATCGCCTGTCCGTGCGCGCGACGGGCACCACCGCGCCGAAGGACCTCGCGCGATCCCTTCTCGACGGCGAGCGCGTGCGGCGCGGCAAGTTCGGAGAGCCGTGCGACCTCTTCATGGTCTTCGACATCTACTTTCTGTCGGGCACCGACGTGCGCAATACGCCGCTCATCGCCGACGACCACGGCGAAAAGAAGGCGGCAAAGGCGTCGCGCTACGCGCATCTTCGCGCGGTCACGACGCGTCTCAAGAAGGGCGACACGGAAATCCTCCCGAAAACCTTCCTGCACGGTCAGAGCCTCGAGGCCATGTGCAACAAAATCTACCGCGAAACCGTGTACCCGTATCACATCGACGGACTCATATTCACCCCGACAAGACACTTCGTGGGGTCCGACTACCTGAACGAGGAGTCGCGGGGGACCAACGCGCCGTTCGGCGGAACATGGCACCAGGTCTTCAAATGGAAGCCCCCGAGCGAGAACACGATCGACATGCTGATCACCTACGGCGAGAGGACGGTCTCTCACACGCACGGGGCGTGCTACGTGTGCGACCTAGGGGTGGCCTACCGCGCGAGCACCGACGCGCGGGTGGACGCGATGGCCATCCTCAAGCACGCGTACCGCCACAAAGCGCACTCCAAGGACTACGTGAACAAACGGTTCGCCGTGACGCATCTGCCCGTCAACGACAGCGGCGGGCTCCCCCGAGCTAAGAACGGTGAAGTCGTGTACACGAACACCGTCGTGGAGTTCTACTACGACCCCCACGCCCTGGAAAACGCGCGGTGGGTGCCGCTTCGCGTGCGCCACGACAAAACGCGCCATCTCCACCGTACCAAGAAGGTGCTCGGCGCATGCAACAGCCACACCACCGCCACGAACGTGTGGCGGAGCATCACCGTCCCCGTGCATCTCGAGCATCTCACCGAACCCGCCGCGCGCAAGAAGGCTCTCGAGTCTGGCTGGGAGAAAGACGCGCCCGCGGTGTACTACGCTCGGCTCGGCGCGCGCGAGTCCAGTCTTCTGCGCCCGATGAACATGTTCCACAATTCGGGCGTGAAAACCCGCCTGTTCCAGGCCCTGCGCTCCGCCAAAGTCAACAATCTGGTGGAGTTCGCCTGCGGAAAGGGTGGCGACATCTACAAGTGGACCAACGCGGGCTTTTCGCAAGTCGTCGGTGTGGATCTCTACGAAGACAATCTCCTCAACACGAACGACGGCGCGTACCGCAGGTACCACAAACTGACGCAGAACCGCAACCCCCGACACATCCCCCGCATGGCGTTCGCCTGCCAGGATCTGAGCAAACCGTGGGTATCGGGCGGATCCTGCGATCATCCCCAGATGCGAGCCATCCACGATCTGCTGTGGGGCAAAACCAGTAGGGACGCCGTGTCCAGCGACACGTTGCAGGGGCTGCACGGGGTCCTCACCACCCCCTCCGACGCGGTCAGCTGCCAGTTCTCCATCCACTACTTCTTCCGCGACAGCGACGCGCTGCACGTCTTCTGCAAAAACCTCGACAGGGTGCTCAAGAAAGGCGGGGTCTTCGTGGGCACCTGCATGAACGGACAACGAGTGCTCGACCTGCTGGAGGCCTCCGACAACGGGACGGTCGTCGGAAAAGTGCACGACAATCCCATGTGGATGCTTCGACGAAAGTACGACCCCGACGCCGTCGCCGAACAGGGCATCCAGTTCGGTCAGAAAATCGACGTGTACGTCGAAACGATCAACCAGGTGCTGGAGGAGTATTTGGTCGACATGCCCCTATTGGAGGAGGTGCTCGGCACCTACGGCATTCGCCCCGCTAGCAGCGAGACCGTCGCGCTGATGGGTCTCGACAGCCACCGCGGCTCGTTCCGAGACCTGCACAATCAAAGCACCTTCCCGCTCACGCCCGACCTGGCGCGTTTCAGCTATCTCAACGAATGGTTCGTGTATGAAAAAACGTAACCCATTTAAAACAAGTTTGCTAAAAGAAGAAACAACACCAAAAAGACGGGGGGGGGAGGCTCTCTCTTTTTTTTTATTAAAAAAAAAGCGAATTGTTTGAATCGTATACCCATGAGCACCACACCGCCAACGCTCGTACACAAACGCGTCACCATCTTCTCCCTGTACCCAGCCCCACCCTGCACGATCCCCGTACCCGCGCTCCTCAAGGAGAACCAGCTCCTGTCGGAAACGATGGTGCGAACCAAAAACGAAATCAATCATCAGAAAAAATGGGACATCGCCAAAAAGTACACCAACGAGTACGAGTTCGTCTTCTCCTTGAACAACGAAGGCGTCGCCGACTTCGTCCCGATCAGCCGCTCCTTCTTCAAACTCGTCGAGATCGTGTACGACACGCATCTGTTCGAGACGCTGCGCGTCGAACCGTCGGGGATCGTCGCCGCGTGCCTGTGCGAGGGGCCTGGCGGGTTCGTGCAGGCGCTGACGTACATCGCCTCCAAAAAACAGATCCCAGTGCGTAACATTTACGGCATCAGCCTCATCACGAAAGACCGCCGTATCCCTAACTGGAAAATAAAAAACAGCAACGTCGTCCGCTTGTGCGGGGGGAAAAACGGCAGCGGCGATCTGTATCACATCGACAACATTCACCACTTCAGCGATGAAGTGGGAAGGGGCGCGTGCCACCTCGTTACGGCGGACGGAGGATTCGACTTCTCCCACGATTTCAATCGACAGGAGATCGACTTCGCGCGCCTGTTTCTGGCCGAGATCTACACCGCGGCACTCGTGCAAAAGAACGGCGGCACGTTCGTCGTCAAGGTGTTCGACCTCTTTCAAGAAACCACCGTACTGTGCACGTGCGTGCTGGCCTCCCTCTACGCGTCGATCACGCTCCACAAACCGTCCACGAGCCGACCCGCCAACTCGGAGCGATACCTGATCTGCGAAGGGTATAACGCCGAGCCGCGCGTCGTCGAAGGACTGCGCGCCGCGGTGCTCGTCACCGACGACGCGCGGCGGTACAGCGCCCTCCGAAGCATCGTATCGGACGAGCTCTTCCACGCCGTACTGGGTCAGCTCGTCGCAATCAATCGCGATTTCGCAGCGAATCAACGCGTCTACATCGAAAAGGCGCTGCACGCGCTCCGCGACTCGAACCGCCTCACGCTGCTCGCGTCCAAACGCATGCATATCGACCGATGTATCGAGTGGTGCAGACGATACGACATTCCCGTCAAAAAACATCACAAGTAAAAAAAAAAAAGCGCTCACGACGAGCGAGGGCGCTTGGAGGACGGCGGCTCCTCCTTGATCTGCGGGTACACGTAGATCTCCGCCATGCGCCGACCCACGCGCTCCTCCGCGCGGCGAGGATCCGCGCCTTCGCGGACGGCGTCCATCTCCCTCAGCATGTTCGCGAGAATGTCCTTGCGATACTCGCGAGAACGCACCATGACGTACAGGGAGGGGTAGTCCGCGGCGAGGGCGGTCTCCAGCTCGCTCGCCGCGTACGCGTCCCCGCGCAAGAAGCGCGTGTTCGCCTCCTCCGCCGCAACACGAATCTCGTCGGTCCCGAGCATGCTCTTTTTCTCCATAGAACACTTTTTTTTTTGTTGAACTATGTTAAAAACGCGGACTGCGTCATGCTGCAGTTCTCGCCCGTCTCCCAAACGATCACCCCGCCGAACAAACCAGAACTCAACGGAGGGTTGTACACGGGCGAGGCCTTCAAAGGACCCTGGGGCAACGTCCCAGTGATCCCCGACGAAATCGCGCTCACACACACGACCCTTAAGCTGGGCAACACACCGCCACCAGGCGCCGACAAGCAGTTCTCGCCCTACACAATCCGTCCAGGGAACAACGCTTCGAAGCTCTCCCCCGTCACGTACGCGGAAGATCATTTGCGACTGCGCGTCTTCTGCCCGACTTTGGAAGCCGCGCCGCGCGCGACGCCCCCTTCGTCCTTCGACGCGCTCCGCGCCTTCGCGCCGCTGGTCTGATCGAGCGATCCCACGAACTCGCTCCAACGCCGCGCTTTCAAATGCAGCACTTGCGCCTTTCGCAGTCGGCGCGACCCGTCCCACTGCGCACTCGTCGCGTAAAACCCGTATCGGCCGTACTTTACCACCACCCCGCTCCCGACTTGCAGCGGGATCGACTCCAGTAGCGCCGCGTCCTCCGCACCGAAATCGGACATATCGCTCATGCCCATCACGCGCATGTACGGCCTCAGCCCCACGAATCGAGGCGCGTCCCCGCGCGCGTCCGACCCGCGCACGTCCTCCATCAGCGGACCGTACGGCCCCTGACGCACCACCCAGCGATCGCTCACCGCGCGCGCCTTCTGACCCTCCAGCGCGACTTTGGCGCTCGATCGCCCTTCGCGCCGCGTCCGTGCCAGCGAACGACAGTGCGTCATGAAGGGACCGTAGAACCGCATCGCGTCGACGTAGCTCTTCCTGCCCGAGGCCACGTCGTCCAGGATCCCCTCCATCCGCGTGGTGTACGAGATCCACCCGCGCAGACCCTTCTCCTTCGACGACGCGAAGAACGGTCCGAAGTGCTTCGTGAGAAACGCGCTCACGCTCGTCCCGATCGACGTCGGCACCAAACGCCCCGCCTCTCGGGAAATCGCGCGCTCGGTGGAGCGACGGCTCCATTTGCCCCCGCTGAGCGTGTAGTCGTCGTACGTCTTGCGCTCCCCCTCCGTTTCCCCCTGCTTCACGACGTAGTCGCGCTCGTACAGCTTCTTCACCACGGAAGCGTACGTCGACGGACGACCGACCCCCGACTTCTCCATAAACTGCACCATGCTCACCTCGCCGTATCGGCTCGGCGGAGTGGTCCACACGCACCCCGCTCGCATCTCCGTGAGTCGCACGCTCCCGCGCTCTACCAGCGCGCGCAACTCCCTCTCCAGATCAGCGCCCTCCGCGCGCTCGCCGCGCCACGCCCTGAAGCCCGCGAACGTGAGACGCCTCGCCTTCCCTACGAAGGACGTCCCGCTCGGCATCGCGTCGTTCGAAACGGACACCTCCATCTCGTCGAACCGCGCACTCGCCATTCGGGACTCGACCGCGCGCGAGTGGATCAACGCGTACACCCGCGCGGTGTCACCCGACAAGCCCTTCCCCTCCACGTCGCTCGCGCGAGTGGGGCGTATCGCCTCGTGGGCGTCCTGCGCGTGCGCCTGCTTCGAGCGCGTAGCGCGACCGCTCGACGCTCCCGCCAGGTAGGCGTCCCCACATCGCTTCCTCACCAACCCGTCCAACTCCGCCCCCGCCGCCTCGCCGATCCGCGTGCTGTCGGTGCGCATGTACGTGATCCGCCCCGCCTCGTACAGCTCCTGCGCGCAGCGCATCGTCTGATGCACCGAGAGCCCCAGCCCGCCCCCCGCTTGCTGCAGCGTGGCCGTGCTGAACGCCGCGGGAGCGCTCTCGGAGCGCTTGCGAATCCGCGAGTTCGACCCGTCGATCCTGTACTCGCGACCGAATCCCTGCAGCAGTTTCAGCATCGCCTTGTCGTCGTCGTAACGCGCCACGCGATCCGAGTGCCGCAGCGCAGCACCGACAACCCCGCCCTCGAAGTCCCCCTGCACCGTCCAGTAGCGTTCCGACACGTGCGCGTCCACCTCCCGCTCCCGCTCCACCACCGCCCCCAACACGACCGACTGCACGCGCCCCGCCGAAAGCGTGCTGCGCGACTCGAAATTGCGCCACAGCACCCCCGTCATCCCGAACCCGATCACACGGTCCATCACACGGCGCGTCTGCTGCGAAGTCACCATCCGCATGTCGATCTCCCCCGCGGACGAGAGCGCGCGCTCCACGGCGTCCGAGGTGATCTCGTTGAACACCATGCGGAAGTGGGGGATCCGCAGCGACTCCAGACGCAGCACGTTCTTGAGATGCCACGCGATCGCCTCTCCCTCCCTGTCGGGATCGGCGGCCAGATACACGCACTTGCTTTTCTTCGCCAGCTCGCGCAGACTCCGTAGCAACGACGGGTCCGCCGTCAACTCGTATTTCGGCGCGAGGCTCTCCTCGTCCGTCAGGCCGAACCGCTCCGCGGAAAGCAGGTCGACGCCCTTCGGACCGCGAGCCAGATCACACACGTGCCCCATGCACGCGCGCACCACGTACCGATCGCCGTCCCTCCGCGCAGCGTTCAAATAGCGCTCGATCGTCTTCGCCTTCGAGGACGACTCCACCAGCACGAGTATCGCCTTCCCGCAATCCTCTTTATTGACCATCGCAACTGGTCTCTCTAGGTCTCTACTAAGTCCAAACAAGATAATTCCCTTATCCTATCACACCCCGTAGACAATTTTTTTATTAAAAGTATAGTAAAAACACACATCCGCAGATGTTCATCTTCCTGTTCGTACTGCTACTGGTCGTCTTGGCAGGTGCCGTCTACAACAGCGTGCGCATCGCGACCCTTCGAGACCAACAGGACAGCAATCACAAAGAAACCCTCGAACGCACGGGCATGTTCTACGAAACCATCATGAAAGAACTGAACACCAAAATGGCACTACAGCGCAATCTGCTCGATCACACCTACTCCACAATCACAGCGATGAGCGAGTACAGCGCCATCTTGAACTCAAAGTTGGACGCCGAAATCGAAAGCTTGAAAAAGCAGTACCATCTGCTCGACATAGGAGACACCGTCCAGGAAGAAACAACCGCTTGAGATATTTAATAAAAAATCACAATAGAAAAAATATACACACCACCCATGCGCCCAGATATTTGGGGACCACATCTGTGGCTGTCTATGCACTACATCGCGCTCGCCTATCCTTCCAACCCCAGCTCCGCGCAAATGAACGAGTACCACGCGTTCTATAGCAACATCGCCCGAATCCTTCCGTGCGCGGTGTGCGCGAAGCACTACGACGCCATTCTAGAGACGCACCCCCTTACGCTCGACCGTCTCTCGGGACCCGACACGCTCTTCGAGTGGACCGTCGACGTGCACAACATGGTGAACAAGGATTTGGGAAAACGCCAGTTCACGCTCCAAGAGGCGCGGGCAAAGTACGACGACGCCCCCGTCTCGTGCGAGTACGTGCCCTCCGAGGAAAGCGCTCTCGGAGACAACGCCGAGTACCGTCTCGTGTACTCGGTGCTGTCCGCGCTGGCGCTCGTGTCCTTCGTGATCCTCATCGATCGCCTTCTCCAACGTCGCGCGGGAGCCTCCTCCTGACAACGTCGCGCAACACCGAACCGCAGCTTCGCAACAACTTGAGCTTCCAGTCGTCCCTCGGGGGGCGAACGACGAACTGCGCGTACAGGACGCCTTTCGGCCCGAAGGAGGACAAGGCGACCTCCCTCTCGAAATCGAACATCGAACTCAACTTCAGCGCGTGCGTGTGGTCTCCCACGCGAACGTGCGTGTCTACACCGAGCAACACGTCGAGCACGTCTATCTCCACGCGCACATACGCGTGCTCGTTCCGAAAGGAGACCCTGGGATCGGAGCGCGGGTCGTGGCCCACGGTGC